AGCAAGATCAGATAACACTGGCCTTGGTAATCAGACTAGAGAGTTAGTTAATATGCTTAGTCCTGATAAGATTCTTTTAATTGACTCTACCCCGTTTAATAACAATAAGCAACACCCAGAGTGGTATGACCAATACAGTTGTATTAAGACACAAGGCTTTCCGTCTGTTCAACAGATGAAGATGTTTTTAGGAGATGTAGACGTTGTATTAAGTTGTGAAACTTTTTATGATCAAAATTTTGTAAGGTTTGCAAATAAACGTGGTGTAAAAACCATTCTTCAATATAACTATGAACTGTTTGGTCACTTATCAAACCCAGAACTCCCCTTACCAACGGTATTGTTATCGCCTAGTTTATGGCAAATTGAAACAATTCAAAGCATGTTTGGAGATAGAACAAAAGTAATTCATCTTCCGCCACCGACTACTCCTGAGTTATTTGCAACTGTAAAAAATAATAACATTTCTAAATCACATAACAGACTATTACACATTGCTGGTAAGAAAGCAGCCAAAGATAGAAATGGTACTGAAACTGTAATTAATATGTTGAAACACTCTAAGGCTGATTATGAATTGGTAATTAGAAGTCAAAGTGAAATAGTAACTAATGTAACAGACTCAAGACTAAAGATTGAAATTGGTAATCCAGAAAACAGGGAAGACCTATATAACGGCTTTGACGCTATGGTATTACCAAGACGATATGCAGGACTGTGTTTACCAATGAATGAGGCTTTGCTTTCTGGTCTCCCCGTTTTTATGACAAATGTTTCACCAAATAATCAGATCTTGCCACAAGATTGGCTGGTTGACTCAGACTCTATAGGAAGCATTAGAACAAAGGTTAGAATTAATTTGTTTGAAGCAAATAATGTTTTGTTAGCACAAACAATTGATAAGTATATGTCTATCAATGATAAAACTAATTATAAAGAACAGGCTTACGAGTTAGGGTTTAATAACTTTGCACCAACAGTATTAAAAGATAAATACCTAGAACTTATTGCTCAAATCTAGTTTTTTTGTTAAACTTGTCTTTAAGTATTTTATTAAATATACTATTAAATGAACTATCTGCACTAGATAAATATGTATGATCGTCTATGTTTAAATTATAAGACTTAAGAACTAGTGGCCCAGAATTGTAAACCTTTACATCTTCCATTTGTGTGCCACCAACATCAAACTTGTTTCCATATATAGATCTCCATAAGAATTGATCTAAAAGTTCTAAAACTATCTTTAATTTTTCTTTTTCCATAATCATTGGAACGTGAAGTTCATAGTCTAGTGGGTTCTCAAATCCCAAGGCTTTAAGTTTTTTATATGTGCCTGAAAGTTTTCTGGTGTATTGAGAGTTGCCATTTAGTTTTTGATATAAGTTTATCTTATCTAACAAGAAGCCACTATGAAAATTTTCTATCTTATTTATTTTTTTAATAATATAAAAGTCATCATTCATTAAAATAAACGATTGCGATATTTCTTGTGAAAGACAAGTTGTTTCTAAATTTTTTACAGCATTTTTATACTTTGATTCTTTTTGTTCTACTTTTATATAGTTTCCTGTATACCAGTCAGGCTTACCACCAACAACCCATATATTTGCTTCTGGAAAACTTTCAACAACAGATCTAATTGAATACTTTAGTTCTTCGTTTACTCCATCTTTACATATATACACAAAGTCCATTAGTCCCCATTATAAAAAAATAAAGAGGGCAAGTTTTAAGTTTGCCCCCTTTATGAAATAAACTACTTTTTCTTAGCAGCCTTCTTCTTTGGTGCACTTTTAACAGGCACAATCTTGCCAAGAGCATCTGAAATAATACCAGTGTCTGGTAATACGCCAAATGATTTGTCATTAGGATTGAGCGCTCTCAATGCAACGGGCGCTAGAGCAGCAACTAGTGCAGCCCATAGATCTTTTGGATCAGTTACGCCAGCCATGTAAAGTGCAATTACTGCGCCAAGAACGGATCGTCCGTATGATGCAAGCATTGCCTTTGTCTTATCGTTTAGTAAGTTATTCATTATTCCTCCTAGGATATAATTTGTGTTAGTGTTTTATAGCCAATCCATAGACCAATAATTCCTGCGACTCCCGCAAAAACTGGTGGTGCTGGTACTGGCAATTTGAATGCTGCGAACACAACACCGCATCCAAAACCTGTGATAATTGATAACAGAACATCTCTCATGTTATTTTTTTCCTTGACCCATCTCTGGTAAAAGCGCTAAAAGTTTGTCAGAATAGTTATCCAAACCTTTTACCTTCAACTCATCTGAAACCTCTTTAATGGTTTGCTGTGACTTTTCAATATATTCAAATGCCCAGTCTCTAGAATCAGATAGGAATTTTATAAAGTTTTCTTTATGTAGCGTATCGTCAGACATATTGATACCGTTATTGACTTGAGAGTTTACTTCTTCAAGTGCCCTGTTTTTTATAAAAAGTTCAGCCACCAGCAAGTTAGACTTTTTTAGTTTATCAAACGTTGCCCAATAGGATAGTGCAAAGGAAAAAGACAGGGTAGCAAAAAATATCAAAAACATCATTTCCATACTATCTATTGTACTCTATCCCTAATAGCGTGAGTTGTCCAATAGTATAAACATTTATCGCAACATGGTTTGTTGTGTTTACTCTGAATATCTTTATAAAACTCTGCATAATAAATATGATCTTTACGATAAAGATTAGCCCTATGGGTAATATTGACACGATTTACATGGGATGCCTGACTCCAGACTGGCTTAGCAGTACCCCACAAATGCCCAGAAACGGCCTCTAAGGCGTCTAGATTGGTCTCATTGCCATCTGTCCTAATACCCCTAAGTCTAGCCTCTTTAATCATGGCATTAACGTATATACGCAATGATTTTTCAGCATTCTTCCACATCAATACCGCTGGATGGTTGCGCCAAGCACCTGATTGGGATTGACCAGATAAAACTTTGAGTATTTGATAGGACTCTAATATCTGTTTATTTAATCTTTTATTATCTAGTATTTCTGCACATTGGTTATAATCTTTGTAGGGTAGAAAGGTTTGCATTAATCTTCTTCTATATCAAAAATATTTAAATCAGAAATTTTTTTAAAATTTGCTGCTGTCCAAAGTGATACGGCAGTTAAAAAAAATAAAAATATTAGTATTATTATTTTTGTTTTCTTTTTCATTTTGTTATTGTTGCTCCACATCTTAGACAACCATTATAACTTTTTCCAGTAAACGGACATGATCCAGCATCAACAAGGTTATGTGATTTTATTTTACAAATAAAAAATAATGCAATTTGTTTGATCATTTTATTGCCTCTCTAGTTATTAAAACTATAGCCCCACATTTTTCTAAAGTTTTTTTTAATTTTACAACATACTGTAGTGCTGATATTTTATCATCGTGCACCATGTGCAAAAATTTTCTTTCATCTAATTTTACCGTAAGGAAGTGCTCATTGTCAATAATCTCCACTCCAAAACCTTTAGGTGGTGTAATTGAATGCACAGCCTTACGCATAGTATCTGTGTACATTATTTATATTCTTTCTTATGCCAGAAATTATTTTTATATGATCTTTTTATTGTAGAAAAAATTTTTTCTTGATTTAAGAATGAAATTTTAGCATCGTAGTTGCCGTGTTCTTTTTTCCAATATTCACGTTTAATTGGTATTATTTGTGTAATTGGCGTACCTTTTTCAATAACACCAGTAAAATTATTTTTAATAAAAAATGGAAAGTGAACATTCCCAGTCCAAGTATCACAATCAACAATTCCAGTAATTGTTAAAAATGGAAGATCAAACCTATTTATTGGACTTAAAAACATTAACGAATAATCTTTTGGTAATTTAATATTAAATTGGTTATGCCATTTATAAACAAATGGAGAATACCCATCTGGACAGGGCAAACCTTCCCACTGATTTGAAGAATGTTCTGTAATAATTGTTCTTGCAGTTCTCCACATAATGTATGGTAGATTATTTTCTTGTTTTATTACCTCTATGTCTGCTGTCAAATACATCATGTATCCAGCAGTTATAGCATCAAAAAATGGAGTACACCTTTTATATGTAGAAGTTGTTACATTTGAATTATTAATTGTAAGTTCAGAATTTGTACCAGGAATTCTACCAACAGATTTCCTATACCACTCTGGAATAAATTCAGAGGATGGCTCTATATTAAAAAAATGATCTGCTCCTTCTTCTAATGGAGTTATTAAAAACTTTTTATTCATTATTGCTCCATTGTTAAAGACTGCCAAGTTTCAGACCAATCCTTTTTTGTTTTATGTTTATTAAATTCTCTTGAAACTTCTCCACCCTCTAAGTATACCCCACCCCAAACACCCCACTCTTTTCCAGAAACCCCATTGGCAAAACATATTTTTTTAACTGGGCATTGCTTACAAAGTTCATCAACGTTATGCCTAGAATCTTCTTGATCTTCATACTTATCAAAATATATGTTTGTATCAAGACCTAAACAGATAGCCTTATCTTTCCACAAATGCTGTTTCAAGGCTAATCCTTATACTTATTTGGTATATCCCAACCATTACGACCAGGTTTATAAACTCTATGTAAGTACCATTTGTTTTTTATTCTAATGCCCATGGGGGAAGTTTTTGCTGTATCAGACTCTTTTAAATCAATTACATCCCAAGCATGCCAAATAAGATTTTCATTTTTATTTACAATTTTTTCCATTGTGTTTAAACTTCTAATAATCACTTTTTCTCCTAATATTTAAAAAGACCAACGTCAATGTTATTTGCTTCTGCAGTTAAAACTAATTTTGATTTTGATTCTTTTGGATTACTTAAAAAAGCAAAATAATTAATTTGATTTATATGTTCGCTTAACCATGCAGGCGCTACATTATAAAATTTAATTTTTTTGCCTCTTGCCTTCATTCCACGTTCTGATAAATTAGAGAACTCTGAAACAAAATTATTTATTTTTGATGGGCCAGCGGAATAAATGATAAATTCATTATCTTCATTTTTCATTCCCGACAGGGCAACACTCATAGCACGTAGAAATATGTTGTACTGATTAAACTCTTTTGTTCCCTGTACTGCCACTATCATTTGGTCCTACCCCTTGTTTTAAGTCATCAAGTATTGATAACATTTTATCTAATTCTTTTTTAGACATATTTTCAACATCTAGTGGTTTTATTGTGTTTTCATCTACTCTGCCATTAATAGCATTAGCAGTATAAAAAACATTTCCCAATATCCAATATGCTTTATCTTTTTCTATTACTACTCTTAACATATTTTTTTGAACATGTTTTTGAGATTGAGTAATAAACTTAGTCTTATCAAACCTTTGTTTTGGAATAACATCTTTGATCATTTCATACATATCGCTTTGACGATATTTAATATTTTTTAAAAATGTTATTCTTTTTTTATTTGATACTTTAATTATAGACCAAGAAATAAACAATGTCAAGCCTATAATTAATAAATATTTCATTTTATTTAGTTTTTTTAACTGATTCTTTATTTAAACCTAAAACCATAGAATTAAGTTTATTAACTTCAAGTTGTAGTTTTAATGACTCTAGTTCTACGTCAGATAGTTTTTGTTTATAAAATGATATTAATTGAATTAATTCATTTTTTTCTAAATTATCCATTACCCCCTACTTTCTTAAATCAAAGGCAGTTCCCTGCCAAACCTTTTCTACCTTCTTTTTTTCTCTTTCTACAATTGCACGACTCCATGAAAATCCTGCATCTCCACCCCAAGCATCCCACATAATTCTTCCATTAGATGGAAACTCTGGACCATCGTAAAAACCTTTACCTTTTTTATCTACTTCATGACGAGAAAAAAAAGAAAACATTCTTTTAACAGTACTAAGAGACATTACTGATCCATTTACGATATCAGTTGCACGACCCCAGCCTATTGGAGTTCCTGCTCCTTTAGCCTTACCATCTGCTTTCCACTTTAAAGCACGACGTGCAGCAGCCTTCATACCAGATGTAGGTGTGTATGTATCAGCCATCTTTCTTTACCCTTTTTGTTTCATAAGATCTGCCCCAAAAAAATGATCCGATCATTAATGAACATATTGCTAATGAATGCAAAAAATAAAATGTACTCATTTTAATTTCTTTTTTTCTTGCTTAGCAGCACGTTTTTCTTTAAGAGTCATTTTTGGCTCTTTCTTTTTATTAGCATTTCCTTTTTGTTCTTTATTTGCCATGAGTTACCCCTATCTTTGTTTTTGGATATGGACCTAAGTCCGCTTTAACACTACCATCTTTTCTTAAACGGACAATTCTGCCGTCTTTAATTTGCATTGGATTAAAACCGTGGTTTTTAAAAAAAGATCCTGAAGATTTTTTAGACATTACTTTTTAAACGGACTTAAATCAAATATAGATCCGCCCCAACTTTCTGTATTTTTATTTATATCGTTTGATTGATCAAATAATTCTTTTACTCTTGTTGGTTTATCTACATTTTTTGCAAAATTTTCAAACAAAGATTTTTTAGTTGACCTTGGATGACCCTTTGGGAATAAGTCTAAATCAAATGGTTTCCTTGGAAACCTACCACGCAGTCCAGCCATAAAGGCATTTACTCTGCCCATAGCCCATTGTTCTGCACTAGATACGCTTCCACGAACTGAAGATGGGTTACTTCTATATGCACCAATGCCACGATTATATACTTGTCTCAAAGTTCCTACTGTAATCTTCTTGTCGCCTTCTTTTCCTTTATTATAATTTTCAACTAACTCTCTTAGTTTTGATTCAGAAACTTTCTCTATTGTTTCTTCCATGTCATACATTTTTTGATTATCAATTGGTTCAGAAGAAACCCTTAAAGAACTAAAAGGTTTTGCAACACGTCTGTCAGTTCTTGTTCTTTTACCATTTTCACTTGTTGCATAAACTCTTATAACTGCAACTGGATTATTTGAAGATGCTTCTACGCTTTCATTGGTTCCAGGAAGTTTTACTGTTCCAGAGCGCTCAACTCTTTCTACAACTCCATGTGCAGATTCTGTTTTGTCTGGTGGCTTTGGAACTGCAAACGTAACGTGGTTACCAACAGAAACTGATTTTGCTTTTTCTATTTCATCGTTCATGTTGTATGTTTTTCCAACAGGAACACAATTAGGAACCATACGTCCATCTTTTTCTTTCATTCCTCTTTGTTCATAACCAACCCAACATGCTTTTGTTACGTTATCCCACTTATCCATTTCTTCATCTTCTGAATGATAAGATTTCATTGTTTCTTCTGCATCCATCTCATGTGTTTCAATATCTATTTTTTGTGCATCTGCGTACATCATTCCAATGCTATAAGCAGTTGGTTCCCAGCCATTATTATCTTCTTTGTAAACTCTAACAGACATGGCGGGATTTTCTGGTGGTTTTGATTCAAGAGCATACTCAGATCCAGGAGTTCCAAGAGTTCCTCCCTCAATCATAATGTGTTCAACTACACCATGAATAAGACCTTCTGTTGTTGTGCCCATAACAAAATCGCCTTCTTTAATTTCGTGCATATTTTTTCCTATGTTACCTTCGGAACGATTAATTGCATAAATTTGTGCTGCTGCTTCACTACGAGTTTTGTGACAGCCCATAACTTCATTTGTACCCTCTTTTAAAGCAGGGTAGCCTGAACAACCAAATGAACCCTTAGCACCTATACGATATGGCATAACAAACCCTTCTAGTTTATATACTGATTATATCAGAGTTATTTTTTACGAGTTAGGCGTTTAAGTTCTTCTATAGCCCAAACATCCTGCTTGCGTAGTTTTGACATTTCTACAGGATCAAAAGATTTATTTGTAAGAGTTACTATTGGTTCTTTTGCTAAAAAATCTATGTCCACATATGCTCTTTCCCATAATGAAAGTATTTCGGCATTAACCCTATTAAGATGGTCATGGTAAAGTTCTGGCATTACCTGTTCAATTTTAGGGGTAAAAGAATATAGTAAAGAACCATTTTCAGAATCAACCCCAGCAACTTCAAGTGCTCCTTCAAGAATTAATCTTTCAATCATTTCGTTTTCATCTAAAGTCATATTTTTCCCATCTGGATTAAAGATTCTTTTGAATAGTTTTTTCATAATTGATAAAGTCCTCTAACTCTCCCCTTGTTTTTGCCCCAGTTATACGATTAAGTTCTTTACCATCCTCTAATAAAATAAATGTAGGAATTGACTTTATTTCAAACCTTTTAGCAAGTAGTTGTTCATAATCAGCATCAATTACTTGAAACTGATATCCTTCTTTTTTTAATTCTTCAACAATTGGCTTTGTCTTTTTGCAAGGACTGCACCATTCTGCTGTAAAATAAAAAACTGTTTTCATTTTCCAGACTTTACTCTAGTCTCTTTTAATACAGCAAAATCTTTAATTTTAGTTTCGCCAAGGTATCCCCAGGCATAACCATCATTAATCATTTTATTATTAATAGATTCTGAATCTCCATTAATATATAGCCAGCCAAGAATACGACCATACTTCTCAGATGAGTTCATTTTTTCTGTACGAATAACAATTCTTTTTGCATCCTTAAGTTGTTTCTTTAAATATTCTTTAGATTCAAGACCAAGAGCCTTTTCTACTTTATCGGTTGTTCTTGATTCTGGAGTATCAATACCAGCCAAACGAACACGGGATGCAAATAAAATATCAAACCCTAAATCAATAATTACATCAATAGTATCTCCATCAACAACATTTTTTACTTCTTTTACAAAATATTCATACATTATATACCCCCTACTGGTTTGTCTTTAGTAAGTTTTTCACGCTCATCAAGAATTTCTATTAAAAAAGCCATCATTTTATTGTGTGAGTCAGGGTTGTTCATTATTTTTTCATAATGATGATTACAGAATGTTAGTTGTCCTGATAAACCTTTAACTCTAACTAAGGCTTGTGCTTGACATTTATCACAACGATCATTAGCATCTAGTATGTATTTTTTTGAAACTACGCTTGGATGTTCTTGAACAATGTTAGTCATAATACTATTATACATCTACTTTCTGTTGTCGGTTGAATAAAATCCGCTACCGTTAAAAATTGCAGTAGGAGCACTCCAAAGCCTTTGCATGGATTGATTACAACATACTGGGTATTTGTCATCACTAATTGATTTTTCAAATTCAATCTGTGAAGAGCAAATAAAACATTTGTAATCATATCTTGGCATTAATTCTCCTATAGTTGTATTTAAGTATATCAAATAATAGGCAGTTTTACAACATGCCTAGGTTGTTTTTTTTATTTTATTTTAATTGTTTTAGGTTTTTTATCTTCAGGAACAATACGAACAATATTAACTGTAAGCATGCCGTCCTTCAATTCAGCACTAGAAACTTCCATGTATTCACCAAGAGCAAATGTGCGGGTAAATTTACGACCAGCAATTCCTTTATGAACAACTTCAGCATCTGTTACTTCTGCTATTTCACCCTTAATTATTAATGTTCCGTTATCTACTGAAACATCAATATCTGTTTTTGAAAATCCAGCAACAGCCAAAGATAGTTTATATGTATCTTCGTCTAGTTTTAAGATATCGTATGGCGGATATGCCTGACGAGTTGCTAGATTATGTATTGCATTTAATCGGTCCAATTCACGATTGAAACCAATAAAAAATGGATCCTTAAAAAGATCCAGTGTAAATGAACTTACCATTTTATTTTCTCCTTTTCAGCGAGTTTCATTTTTGTACCCCCATTTGGCAGGTACATAAATATTATACCACATACCCTAATCTAAAAGATTTTCTTTAATTTTATTTAGAATCCATCTTTTTCCTTTAAATTTGTTATACCATATATCTATTTTTCTAACTCCTTGGCTTAAATTAAAACTGTCTGCAAGTTTAAGTGATTGCATCATATCGGTTAATTCAGGCACTGCTTTAAACTGTTTAAATTTAATTTTTTCTCTGGTATCAAATGTTAAATAATATAAAACATCTTCAGTTTTAACAATAAATTCATCAAATTCTTTTTTTAAAATAAAAGGAAATTCTAGGTTACGAAAATACTTTCCTATGTCAAATGCTCCAGGAATAATCATGCATCTTTTTGTTATTTCGTTTTCTTCAAAAATTGGATGCTGATAAGCATTCATTATTAAACTATCTTCTTCTGTAAAAAAAATATATTTATTTTCATAACTAAAAAATTTTTTATCTACAGATCTAATGATGATGTGATCATCAAAAAACTTTTGGTTATAATCAAAAGAAACACATCTATCCTTTTCAACTTTAAATGAATAATCGTATATTGATTTTATTGCATAAGTATTTTCTAACGTTTGATTAAAAACTGGACAATAGTTTAATGCCATGAGACTGCTGCGTTCTATGCTTTTAATTTCTTTGGAAGAATAAAATCTTTTTAGTACTTTTTCTGGCTCACTTGCTTTTACCCACTCGTTTTCAATACAAGCCCAATAAACTATTATTGCCATTTTTTCTCCTTTACTTTATTATACAATGTGAGCCTCCTGTAGGATTTGAACCTACGACAACCCGCTTACAAGGCGGGTACTCTACCACTGAGTTAAGGAGGCAGTACCCCCAAGGGGAATTGAACCCCTGTTACCACCGTGAAAGGGTGATGTCATAACCACTAGACCATGAGGGCATCT